GCAAATCAGGGAATCCCTGATAGTTGTCGAAGTTGTTGAACTTGAGGCGGCAGGTCTCTGCACGCTTGTCACAGCCCGCGACAAGACGCACCTGCGTGCCGGCCTCAACCAGTCCTCGCACAGGTTCCCAAAGCTCGATGACTCTGGCATTCCCTTCTACGCGGTCTGATTTGATTGTCCCCCAAAGACCCTGCGCGGGGCCACTTAGAACCTCCAACCGGCCACGCGTGAACCAGTCGGGGTCAAAAGACGAAAAATCCTGCCAGACAAAACGACGGGCGCCGTCCACCGACTGGACGGGCAAAGACTGCGCATAGCTATCCCTTGCGAGGTTAAAGCGGCAATTGCTATCACCCAGAACTGCGGAGCATGGCTTTTGATAGACCCTCCCCAGCGGTCGGTTCAGGCCTTCGGTAAGGCCGCGTAATTCTGCACGAAAACCGCCACCGGCGCGGGTTAGCTCGCCCAGATGGCCTCGGAAATTCAGCCAGTGCTGATCAGTATCTGCCCAGTTGACCAACCACGCCCGCACTTCGGCGCCGTCAAAGCGGCCCTGTTCAATCTCGTCTTCGCGTAAAGAGGCATCCGACAGCGCACCAAGCGCTTCTGAGTTATCCACTGACAGACCTGTTGATTGCGCCAACGCCAGCGCGCTCAATCCTGTATCCGCACGAAATTCGTATCCCGCGAAACGCAGCGGCAAATCGTGGTCGGTGAACGCAAAGACGACACCGTCTTTGCGCGTAATTGCCCAGGCGTGGCAGACGGTGGTCAGCCCGCCACGCAGGTGTTCGGCAAGTTCTGTGTTGAAATCATCCATCACACACGCACCTCGCGTACCGGAATATCGGGCACCTGACCTGCATGAAAACTCGCAATGTTGGTGAGCAGGCTATCGCTGTCGAACCGGACTGGTACGTCGAAATGAAACCCGGCAAAGACCCGCGTGTCCGGATCGGGCGGATGGCTGAAAGTAATCACCCCCGAAGTCTCGTCCACAGTGTAGTCAACGGCCTCTTGCTTGTCGTCCTGCTCTACCGCGATCAGAACACTGCCTTTCACAGGCTTAGTGATGGGCCGCGCATAGACATGCCCGCCAGATCGGTAGGTCTTGATCAATTGGAACATGGTGGTGACACCGTCACCTGTCGCAATCTGCTGGTCGCTGCGGTCAATCTCGGCAGAAGGCTTGGAGGATTTGTAATCCGACCAGTCCTTCCAACGGAAACCATACATCTGGCCATAGCGCGCTTCGTAGAAGGCGATCACAGCCTCCACATCATCAAGAGAACGCAGACCCAGCCCCGCGTCATAGACGCGCCGCGAATGGGCCCAGGGCGTATTGCGCTCTTCATAGCCGTTGGCAAGCGCAACCACATCCACCCGTCGCTGCGGACCACCCAAGGCGCCAAAGCTTAGATCAGGCGGGAATTGTACCTCGTGAAAGTTCATCTGGAATCCCCCTTCTTACCGGTTTTTCTGGCCAGCGCTCAACGCGCGGCTCATTTGGGCGGCGATCTGGCCGCGTGAACGCTGGAATCCAGCGACATCAGGGGTGGAGATATTCATCACCACTGTGGGCGCGGTTGAGCCGCCTCCGCCTGCACGCACGCCAAGCTTGCCGTCAGGTCCGCGCGCCAGTGGCATAATCGCTTCCGGCCCCGCCTCGCCCATCACGCCCATACCGCCGCGCATTCCGAAATGCGTGGCCTGACTGACGACCCCGCCATCGGCAAAAGGCATCACGCGGCCCTGACTGAAGGGAGCACCGTTGGCAAAGGGCAAAATACCTTGCACCAAACCGGTGACACCTTGCGTCAGCAGGCCCCCAAAGTGGTCTGTGACAGGCTTGACGGCCGCGTTATAGGCGCTGTTTGATAGCGACTGCGCTACCGTGCTCAACGCATCCGACAGCTTCATCCCGTCAAACACCACCCCGTCAAAGGCCTTGCGCAAACCGCGGCTCAACCCCTTCTCCAAGGTCGCTACATCCCGCCCCGTCGCCGAGAGCGACGTGCTCATCCGGCGCAGTTCGCTATCGAAGCCCGAGACCAGAATACTGGTCTGGCCCAGCGTCTGGTTGAGCGATTGCGCGTCTGTTGCCAGATCGTCAAAGCTGTCATCATTCATCATCGTGATCCTTTTTCTTGTCGGGATAGGCGGCCATCAGCGCGGCCAACCCGTCACTCAGCATCGGCGCATCGCCCGCCTTGCTGCCCAGCATCATCTGCAACTCCGCCGGCGTCAGCGCCCAGAAGGCATCAGGCGAAAGGCGCAATCCGTACAACCCAGCGCGCATCAGCGCAGGCCAGTCGAAGCCTGTGCTCATGACTGCACCATGAACGCCCGCGCCAATAGCTCGGCTGCGGCTTGGGCCGCGCGCATGGGCCCGCCGTCTATCTCGGCTTGTGCAAGACTGTCGGGGCTCATATCGATCCCGCCGCCACGCAGCCCCGCGCATAATAGCGCCAGCACATCCCGCGTGCTGAACCCGCCTGTTTCAAACCGCTGTACCAGCGCCATCAGCGACGGCTCGGACAGGTCTTCTTCCAACTCTGCCAAAGCCCCCAGTGTAAGTCGCATACGGTGATGCTGATCGTTCACCACCAGCATCACCTCTCCCCTCCACCGATTTTCCATGGTCACTCAACCGGATCGACGTAAGGGACGAACTGCAACTGACCGGCAGAGGCCAGCGACAGCTCATACGTGGCTTCGCCATTAAGCTGACCGGCATACTCCAGCGAGGTCACCTGAAACGGCCCCTCCACAATGCCAAATTCAGGGATTACCACCTGAAAGTTCGGCGTCAGACCATCGAAAAGAAGCTGGCGCGCGCGCTCGTCGGTGGCCTCGTCACGAAATACCCCCGACCCGCTGATCGCAGCCGACCGAACACCGGCGCCCGCCAGCAACTCGCGCCAACCGCCTTCACTATCAAGGGAGGTCACATCGACTGCTTCGGCGTTGAAACTGATGCGCGTGGCGCGTAACCCCGCAATGGTCTCAAAATTCCCGTCAGTGCTCATGTCTACTTTGACCAATAGGTCTTTACCTGCTTGAACAGTCATTCGTTATACTCCTGTGGTGTGCCACTTGGGCTTTGGAAATCTGTCGCCCCGTCGGGGGCATGTTTGCTCAGTCGTCCTGCACCCGCGCGCGAAAGCGCAGGTCAATCTGTCGGGCACTCGCCGCATCAATGCGCCGGGCCGTGGCCCTGTCGAACCGCAGCGAAACCAGCCTGCCGCGCGATAGCTCCAACTTGGCGTCTTGCAAGGCGTCGCTCACGGCCGTTGCTGCGGCTTTGGCCATCGCAAAACCGGGACTGGTCGTGATAACCGAAACAGTCATGTAGTGGACCGCGCCTGCACCACTGATGTCGGATGCGTCGCGCACGGTCTCGGACCCCAGTCTGACGTAGATATCCGGGACGTTCCCCGCTGGCACAGCATCATAGATACCAGCTCCGACAATGGCGCTTAGCGCAGCATCTTGGGTCAAAGCTGTAAATACCGCAGCCTGAAGCGCGCCTGAAACCGCATAGCTCATACGACCTGCTCCTCTTGTGCAAAGCAGGCCAGATAGCGCCCCTCGGCGTCATGCTCGGCCACTGCTTCGATGGTGAAAATCCGCTCTCCCTCGCGAAAGCGTTGCTGAGCAGCGGGGCGCTCCGGGCTACCTATTGCAGCACCGCGGACGATAATGCGGTAGGCCATGCGGCTGACCGGCGCGCCACTTTGCGCGGTCTCGCGTCCGCTACGCGGGGTTACTTCGGCCCAAACTGTGCCAACAGGGACCCAGCCCAGCACATAGCCGCCAGCGCCATCACCCAGCTCTGCGGGTGTTTCAAGAACCAGCGCACGGTTAAGACGGGGCGTCTTCATATCCGCGCCCCGCTAAGGCCAAGACGCAGTGCACGGTAGCGCTCGATCAGTGATGTAACGCCGAACGGCATGCAGCCGTCACTAAGCGCCGTATCATGACGGTACTCGTAGTAATGGGCCGCCAGCATCAGCACAGCCTGCTGCATGTCAGCAGGCACATCATCCCATTCGGGACCGTATCCAGCCAGAAACCGAACGCGGAGCTCACCACCGGTTTCCGGCATCGGCAGGCTGGCACCGGCGGCACGCAACCGTGGCGTATGGCCGTCCCGCTCCAGCCAATAGGCATCAGCATCCACCAACTGCTCAATCCCGCTGCGCGTCACGCGCTGGACATCCGCAATCACCGTCACCGGCGCCAAGGTCAGCGATAGAGCATCAGCAGAGCTGAGCGAAGACACCGAAAGCGTGAATTCCCGCTCAATCAGCACCTTGCCTGTCCGCGCCTCGATTGCAGCTATGGCGGCCCGCAGAAAGCTGCCCAACACCGCATCTTGCAGGGTGTCTTCGGCAAACCCTGTCCCCATGCGCAAATGCGCCTTGAGGGCCGCTACCGGCAGGGCCGCATCCGGCACATTTGTTTCTTCGATCAACATCCCAAAGCCTCTCTCAAACTTCACGTCAAAATTCCCGGCCTGACAGGCCACCTCCCCCCTTCCGAACGCGCACCCTCCTTCGCATTGCTCGGTCGGAGGGGAGCAGCTAGACAATGCGAAAGGAAATTCAGGGCGCGCGCCCGGACCGAAGCGGGTCGCCCCGCTCCGGCTTCGGCACCCGATTTAAGCGGTACCGAATTTCAGAAGCTTGATTGCCGCGAAATCGCTGACGTCACCGCCGACACGCTTGGTTGCGTAGAACAACACATGCGGTTTGGCGCTGAAGGGATCGCGCAGGATGCGCAGGTCGGGACGCTCGGCGATGGTGTAACCTGCCGCAAAGTCGCCAAAAGCCATCGCAGTGGCATCTGGCCCGGCGTCCGGCATATCCTCGGCGATCAAAACCGGATAGCCCATCAAACGCGCCGGCTCACCTGCTGCCAGACCATCTGACCACAAGAAACGGCCATCCATATCCTTAAGCTTGCGCACAAGGCCCGCTGTTTTGGAATTCATCACGAAAGAAGCGTTCGCACGGTACTGCGCACCAAGGGCATAGACCACGTCCACAATCGCATCTGCCGTCACTTCGCCAGACAGACCTGTCGGGACATAACCCAAATTACCCCAGGCCCAGACATCGTTGTCCACGGTGCTATGGGCAAGAAAACCCTTGGGCTTGTCGACGCCGTCACCATTAATAAAGGCACCAGCCTCGGCGCGGGCAAACTTGTCTGCAATCCGGCCCGCCAGCCATCCTTCAATGTCAAAGGCCGCATCATCCAGCAAACGCTGTGAGGCTTTGGGCAACGCGCTCAGTTCGTGCAACTGTACCGTAATCCGGTCAATCTGCGGTGTATCGCTTTCACCGATGATAGACGCCTCGGTAGCCCAACCCGCACCGACATCGGTGTGATCCACCAGCACATCATAAGACGTCGCCTCGACATTCACGACCGTGGCAATT